GCTCAGTGTAGCACAGTGATTAAGTAAATCAAAAATGTCAGCATGCAGATTACGTGCTTCTTGCGCACTAAGCATCAATTGCCGACCTTGGGAACTGTTTAACAACTTGATCTTGTCGTTAAACATTTTTAAATGAATTGTTAAATTACTTTCCATTGGCAGTCCTTAGGCGTTCCTGCATTTCTTCTTTGCTGGTAAACGGACCTTGAAATTCGTAACGGTTTAGCGTAATGAATTTTGGGCAGTAGCTTTTAACCCAACCGTTGTTAAATTTGATAATGTAGTAGCCTGCACAATAGTAGCTTTTGCTCTTGTTGGTTTTTGTATAGACTGGGAATTGATGCTTGACGTCCCATAATACATTCCAGGGCTTTTGACTAGTGGGGAAACTGTAAGCATCGTACTGCGCCGCAGTAGTCTTGACCTTTTTAGTATCTGTGTCAAAAACAATATTGTGATCTTTGCTCAGTAACTTGATGCTAGGATACAGTTGCCTGGTCGCACCATCTACATATACAAAGCCGCCTTCTTCGATTGCTTGGATAGTTGCAATCTTTTCGCCTTGCTCTTCTACAATCCAATATTTGTTTTTTAAAATGGGTTTTGCAATTAGTTCAGTCATTTTGTAGCCTTTTGATATTTGTGTCGGTATTCGCGTTTAAGCCACCATTTGTTTTTGTTGATATATTGGCGAATAGTGTACGATGGTTCTGTGCCGTCGATCATGATTATTTCGTCTACATGCTCGTACCACTTGAGTTGCAGCCAAAAACGGAAATTCATTTTGAGAGTCTATCCCACATAAGTTCACGATCATATACTGTAGCAACGGGTTGTAACCAACCGTTAGATAGACACTCTGCAATGATATCTTTGTACGCCTTTGGGCAATGCTGGTTAATTTCAAAGCCTGCCCTAGGTGAAAGAATTATACCATCGTTCAGCACGAAGCCTGTGTCCCCTGGTTTGAGGGTTCGCATGCTACTTTGCTTGACGATGTAATTACTCATTGGTAAAACGTTGTTGAATTGCCAGCACACTCTTTTCGATGGTAGCTTCTACCATACCTAAATCAAAGGTAGTGTAGGCGTGATGTTTGTTGGTATTCTTAACTGCGTCGATACATTCGTCGATAATCAATCGAGCAAATGCTTCTTGCAGTGCAGGATTAACTACAGGATAGTGACTGCCACCTGCTTGTAAACTTAGTTCTTTTAGTTTTTCGTTCATTGGTATTCTTTCTTCAGCGCATCAAATGTTTCTTGTTTGTGCTTCTCGAGATAGTTTTGCGCTACTTTAATCATAAACTCTGCATGCTCTACGCTAGACGGGATAACAATTTTATCACCGCAGTAAAGTTCATCCAGTACTAGTCTACATTCGTAGTCGGTGTAAGGAATCATTCTGGGTAACTGGCTGCTAAAAATTCTGCAAAGCCGTTGGCATTCTCGCTCATTTTAACCAAGTCGTACTTGCCGCACAGTTTTAAAAATTTAGCACCAACCATACTAATATTCTTAGGTACGCTGTTGGTAGCAATAGTTTCTGCAATTTTAACTTTAATGTCATCGGGCTGCGCCGACAAATCGATCAAAGTGCGATTGCGCTCATAGTCGTCTAATACCTTGTGCTCGACATCATTGTGGTCATTCCAACGCTGAAGCATGAGATTGTTCCACGCGAATCCTTTACTAGTCCTGTCCTTAAATGCTTCTTCTAATTTAGTTTTTCTCACACCAGGATATGCACTAAAGACATTATCACTGGAGTCTCCTCGGATACACTTCTCAAACAGAATCCACTGTGGGTCAGGTATTACTTTAGGCTCTTTGGTTTTCTTATCGATAACCATTTTGCCCTTCTTATCCAAAATACCTTCTAAGGTATGCAACTCGCTAGCAACACCGTTGTACTGCTTCACATTCGGAGCCAGTAACTGGTGGAAGTCGCTGTCGGTTGAAATGATAACATGTTCGTCATTGGGATGACTCTGAATGAAGCCTGCAATCAAATCGTCTGCTTCTAGCTCGGGGTGCTGCAGAACTGTACAGTTTGTGGATTCGGTGATGTATGTTTTGAGCACATCGAATGTCTCCCAGAACAACTTGTCTTCTTCGGCTTCTGCTTCGGTCAATGCTGCACGTGCCACCGCACGATTCTTTTTATAGGGCTCGTAGTAGTCTTTGCGCCAGCTGCGACCTTCTAAACAGAAAACCACGTGGTCTGCTTTATGGTCACGCCAGCAGGCATTTACACTGCCCAGTGTAACGTGAATGGCAAAGCCTAACTTGTCCCAAGTATCGGCTTGACGATGTGCCGCATGACGGGCACGAAAAAATGTATTGGCTGTATCAACAATGAGGTAACGCATAATGTAATAATAACAGATTAAAGGATTGTAGTCAATGGCTTAATCAAATTAGCTGCCCACGCTTTTTGGGCAACTTCGCCGTAGTAACCAAATTGGTTTGGTACGTGTTCATGGTCAGTCATCCATTTTAAGTAATCGGCGTGTGGATGAATGATGAATTTTACATTTTGGTTTTTAAACCAGTCGGCTAGCTCTTTGACTTTGGTATCTTCGAAATTGTCCAATGCAATTATAGCCACAATTTGTTCATTGACTGGATTGGTGGTAATGAAGTTTTTTGTAGTACTGATAATTTCGTCGTCAGACGCATAACGCCTAGCTTCGACAACAGGCCTTGCTTTTAAGACTCTGCTGAGTATTCTACCAAAACTTACTTCGATGTTTTTGGGATGGCCTACTTGGCCCATCCACCATAAGTCCATGTCGTCTTCTGCATGCATTGCATCGACAGCAGCATAAGCGCCTGCATAATGTTCATTTCCGTTTATGTATAAAATCATAGTTTGTTGATATGGGGCAGTAAGAAATCTGCCCACGCAGTGTGTGCATCGGGCCCATAGTGATAAAATCTTGGATTAGCTGGCTTATACCCATTATTTTCTAACCAATGATAATATGTATAATATCGATTGTACGGATCTATGTAGTTATTGCCCCAATCGTAACGAGGTCGATTGTGCGCCATGGTATAGAAGAAATAACTGTAACAATTAAAAAACAGATGTTTTATGTTACGATCTTTTAACACTTCATGTAACGCCCATATATTTCTATGATTTCGCTCTTCAACGCGATTTTGAAATTCTGGGCTACAACTGTCAATGACCCACTGTTTGTATTTATCCTGTAATTCAGGATGAACAGTGTCGGTACCGCTAGCAGTTATATTGTAGGATTGGTCGTAGTACCACCAAGTTTCACGCTCCCAAGTGCTCCAGCCGATAACCAGTAAGTCGGGTGTGGTGTGTTCTAAATATTTCATGGTACGCGAAATAATAGAATCGTTGCTGCAAGCTGCTACAGCTTCGCAAGTGAACTCCATACCTAGTGAGTCTGCTAAGTGTCGCCCATAACTAAACTGCGGACCACCTGCATCGTGTCCGGCACTGTGACTGTCACCGTTTACGTAAAGTATCATAGTTTTAATTGTACAAAAGTTGCCATAGCCGGGTCATCAAATCTTGCAATGGTACCGGCCATATTTTTCTCGTTACTGGGTCTAACATCCCATCCGTCGCCACCAATGCGATTGTGCAGAACAAACTTGCGTGGACCAACATGCTTTTCTAATTGGTCAGCTAACCATCTGAATCCGCAATTGACTTCTAATTCAACCATGTTCTTTTGCCAATGCTACTATCACTTCTAGTCGTTCTAATGCTTCTGCTACAGCAGGCACGTGTCGAAGTTTGAATGCGTCCTCCAGCAGGTAAGTAGTATCCTGATCTAAATCTTCAAGGAACTGAAACAAAAAAGTTGACCCGTCCCCGTATATACGAGCAAGAAGTGCGCGAGTGGATCGGATGTCAATCGTTGAACCACGTGGCGGCGGAGACATAAAGCTAATGGAGTTTTTGCTGGCACCATAATCGATACCAGGTACTTGTAAGACCCCGTTGACAGAAACAATCATCCTTTATTAACTGCTGGATTGGGAAATTCTAATTCAAAGATATGCCACGTTGGTTTTGGTCCAGCAGTGGTTTGATCTTTGAGAATTTCTATTGTTCGTTGATGTTCGGCTTCTTGCTTGGATGTATAAAATCCTAAGCCCATGCTAGTGAAACTGCTAGTGCCACACACAGAGATACTAGCACCAGTCATTCTTAGTAACTGGTAGACTATGATGGTCTCTGGCATTGGTACGCCTTTCATTAGCTAACCTCCGAGTACCCGTTGCCGATGTCTTTCTTCTGTACACCGGTTACTGGTCTTGGATTGTTGGCTTCGTATTGTTCATACGTTTCCATAACGACGTTACGGCAAACATCCTGGAACCACTGGTCCACAATTTGCGCATCGTCTTTGCCCCTATAGCCTGCGCGTAACAGTTTGTTAATGAAAGGTTCGTTCCAATCTAATTCAAACGAACCTTGTCCAATGTTCTCGGGGTCTAGTTCTACTTTAATAATAGACACATAAGGTTCATTCTTTTTAGTAGCTTCGGCCTTGGGGTCTTTGGTTTTAATTACTGTGGTTGTTTTCTTTGCTGGTGCAGCAGGTTTTCGTGTTGCCATATTAATTTCCTTTTAATTTCCATAGGATAAATTCATCTCGTTCTATCCAAAAATGGTCAATTACTGGCTCGCCTGGTCCAGTAATAATTCTTGTGCCGTAGTATGCGTTGACACCCCACAGACGTTGACCCGTTAAGAAGCACTCATGGGGTCGCCAGCAAAATTTAAGTGCCCAGTCATTTACTCGATTTAATCCCCAATCTTCTTCCCTGGGTGATTGCTGTACATCCCATTTGTCTAACATTACTTGAGACCCCATTTGATTTTAAGCCAAATGCGTTCGTGTATGTAATAGTCGATACTTAACAAGAGATGCAGAACTGTTGCAAAGCCAGTTGCTGTACCAATGTCTCCAGTAAACAAGTAGGTCCAGAAGATAGTAAACAGCCAAGCAGTTAGCCTGTAGGTAATCATCCTGGTTACTGTTCGCTTGTGTGTTTCTTCGATCATTTGCCCCATCCATTCCCCCACAAGTCTACGTGTAAGCGCGGACTGTAATTGTAACCTTTAGTTAAGGCCCAATCGGCAACCTTTACACGATTGGCAGCATACGGAGTAACAACACCGCCTTGTGGCATAACGTACACTGGACCATTAAATCCTTGAGCACGATATTTTGCAACGGCACGATCTACTTCCTTAAAGTGTTCTTCTGTTTCTACAACAAACTTCAAGTAAGTAAAGCCATAGTCTTGATACATACGCACAATCTCTGGCCGGATAGCTTCATCCCATGCTTCGCCTGACGCACTTAGTTTTGGACTTACTGAGAATGTAACTTCGTTGCCAGCAATGTCGCTCCACTCTAACAAGTAATCGATAAATTTACTTTGTAGAGTTTGTGTGCCGTTTGTTTCAAATGTAATGTTACGCAAGTCGCCCATGCGTGAATGACTCAACAACTCTGTATAAGCACGTTGCCAGCCTAGCAATGGTTCTCCACCGGTGATAACCA